AAATCCAGGAACCGCAGCGGCCCGGTGCCATCGATTTGCAAGAACTCAGTCGATGATATTTGTGTGATAACAATGTGAGGCAATGCCGCTTTCTGCGGAGCCTTGCTGATATATATCCGGCTGCCCACCAGTGTGCTGACCGATGATTCGCCCGCCAATAGTGAGACAAGTCCGGCCCTCAAAATGCTTTCCCTTTCCGCACTTCTTTTTCAAGTTGCTTGCGTGCTCCGGCACCGAATTCAGCTTTCAAGAATGCCGAGTTCCGTCGAGCCAGCACATACATCGGCGGAGTCCAGGGTCGACTGCTCCCAGTGTTTCGGACGGGACCACCCTTCTTACCCGTCTCACGCTCACTCCTTCCTGAGAACGCACCCGTCCCTACATACGCCCAGTGGATGTTTTGAGCCCCGATACCCACCCCCTTGACTCCACTGGATGGCCCACGGGATTTTGCTTTACTGCCGGGACCTACTCGCCCTCCGACTTTTGCACCACCTCCAGGAGCTTCCTTGACCTTCAGCCGCCTGCGCCCCAGAGCTTTTCGTGCTGCCTTGTTATTTGACGGAATGGCTTTCTTTGCAGCTTTCAATAATACGTTTGCCGCTCGAAACGCCCCGGCCGACATCGTCCGCCGTCCGGATGTCGTCCGCATTTTTTCCATGATTGCAAGAATTTCCTTGTCACCAAACAACTCAACCGCCAGCCCACCCCCGCCGGAACTGATTCCCCCTGATACAGCTCCTGAACCGAACGCTCGACCCTTTGGGCTCAATAGTCTTTTGGCAACAGCCACTAGACAGCCCTCCGCGTCTGTATCTCAACTTCCTGATGGGCGTTGTCGATGTCGATCACGCTCATCACCTGATACGTGATGCCCTCTGATATCAGCCGGCTGTCCGGAGTTGTTGCTGCCAGTGCCGTCGTCCACGGACAGATCCACACATGGCTCACATCCGCGTTGACCTGATCAACCTTCCAAAACTCCCGGCCGCCCTTGCTTTTGCAACTGGCAAACGTCATTAATCGCGTCGACCAATTCGCGTCCAGTGTGTCGTCAATGAACCCGTGAGCGTCCGCCGTTCCGGTAATTGTCTCAACCTTCAGCTTCTTGTCGTAGTTCGTACAGCAGGCCATCACGCAGCCCTGCCAATCGCTGTCCATTGCAGCGTCTGAACAAGGTTCCGATACTTTATTGAGTCGCCGTCGCAGTTGCCCCAGTGCATTTTGCAGTATTCAACAATCGCCAGCTTAGCCTCCGGCGGAACTGCTGCCGGTGCCCCGTATCCGGCGGTCACTGTGATCGTCACCGCGTTCGGAATGTCATCGGTTGCCGGCCAGAACACCCCGTCAATCACCTTGACTCGCGGCGGAGTTGATGTGAAATCTGTATTGTAGCTAGCCGATGAGAATGTTTGTGCGGCCCCCGCACTGTCTGTGTAGCCGATCGATGTGACTGCCGAGATCGGTGGCATCCGCATTTCGAGATACTCGGTCGATGGGAAATCGTCCATCAGTATCTGCACCGTCTGCGTCACGAGCTTCCGCCGCGTGTCGTGCTCGACCTGCCGCCGTGCTGCGGTCATCAGTTCCCGCAACTCCGTATTGAAGTCGTGCGTTGTGACACGCATGCGGCATTTCAGGTCTTCCAACCTGAGCGGCTCATTCGCTGGCTCAACGGAGACGTTGAACGTGGTATGGCCCAGTTCCATCAGTCAGCCTCCGCTGATTGCTTCGCCTTCCGGGACTGCTTTGTCGGAGCCTTCGGTGGTTCCGGAGTTTCTTCGATGAGTTTGGCCCCGGCCGTGGCAATGAATCGTTTGCCGATTTCGTCAGGGCAAATAATGACTTCACCGGGATCGCCTTCGGCTCCGGACAGCCGTGAATAATGTGCGAGCTTGATTTTCATGCCGTACCCCTATCAAACCGGAAACGCGGTCCGAGCAATTGCCTGCCCGGACCGCATCCCCTTCGATTACGATTCGGCCGCCCAGATACCGTGCATCCCGAGAGTCAGCCATCCCTCAGATCCGTCAGCCACTACAGTGACGCTGTCGCCCTTCACGTCAGTCGCTGCAGTGTTGATCAGGTCTTTATTGTCGGTGCCGCCGTTGATATTGTCAGCAGCAGCCGGGCTCAAAGAACATCCGGTCGTTGCTGACACAGTGTCAATCACAAAGTGATACACCAGACCAGCCTCGGAACTCGGCAGAGTGAATACGCAATCAGCCACATTCACACGATAGACAGTACCCGAATCGTCATCAGTCAGCGTTACCGCTGCTGATGTCACATTCGTGTAGCCCTTCATGTAGTCACGATTCCAGTTTGTTTCAGCCACGATATTGGCTCCTCAGAAGAGTATGAAAACCAGCGGAGCCACATGACTCCGCTGGATTGGTTCACCTACGCCTGCACCAGATGTTTAACTGGATTAGTTCCGGCATCCAGAAGGTCGCCATCGAATCGCATGATTGCCACGAATGCGACCTGATGATAATCAGCATACCGCTCGTTCAATTGAACCAGCGTCACGCCCAGCACTTCGCGAATCAGGTACTTCGACAACTGGCCGAACAGAATCGACTTCTCTGCTGTCGCGGTATCTGCCATGTCGTTGTTCACGATGAACGGATAGCCGAGAAGCATGTCGGGATCCCCCGCTTGTGCGCCGGGCTGCCAGTGGTAGATGGAGTCCGCAGACTTGAGCTGCCGGATTTCATTCCGTGTGGTGTCGTTGAACATCCACATGGCACCCGGTCGATAGGCTGCGTCAACTGACGCTTCTAGATTCATGACCTCGTCCATTGTCACGACCGTGGCAGATGCCGCAGTCACTCCGGCAGTGCTCGCAGTCACGATACCGTTAGGCTGACTTGAGCCTGTACCGGTCGTAGCATGCGTATTCTGGATTCGCCCGAGACGTTCGCCCAGAATCGTTCCGATGACCTGTCCCATGTTGAATGCAGAATCCTGCATCAGCTCTTTAGAGACGAGGACCAGCTTTGACGTGTACTTGTACGCATCAAGCGTCAAGTTTCCGAACACAGCATCCAGTTCTGAATCCTGAATGTTTTCCGCCAGCAGGGCACCAGTATTCGTGGTGTCGTTGACGGTCGGCCAATCAAGAGACGAACCAGTTGCGGTCCTCAGAATCGTGGCAGCCTGCCGCATCCCGCCGAACTGCAACAATGCAGTTTCCAGCGATGACACGAACCCCGGAAACGTGGTATGCCCGCCTTCCGTCGCTGTCCCGACTGACTGAGCGTTGCGGATATCGGCCAGACTTTTCGGTGCCTGATTCAGCAACGGCACATGAAGACCACCGGCCCCGCTGTCCCACGAGCACCCGGACGCCTTGAAGTTGTCCCGGAATTGTGGGTCAGCATCACAGGCAGCTCGACCATTGAGTGCCCAGTTCTGCAGAGTGTGATCAACCGCCTGCAGCCGGTTGATTCCCGGAGCGTTCGGCAGGTTCTGCTTGATGATCTGGTTCGCCTTGAGTTTGTCGAAGTCGTGCTGACCTCGCAGGCTTTCCAGATCCTGTTCGGCCTTTTCCTGCCGAGCGACACGGTCAGCGGCAGACTTCTCTTCGGCCGCAAGATCATCGATCTCCGCCTTGAGCGTGTCCGCGTCATCGTGCATCTTATTGAAGCGAGCAGTTTCGTCAGCGGTCAGACCTTCGTGGTCCTTCTCACATTCGCTCAGGAACTCCCGAGCATCGGCGATCAGCTTCACTCGCTGATCTACTTTGTCTTGCAGCGGCATAATTCGCTCCCCTGGTTGATGGTGTCACCGGGAATGCGAAAAGCAGCATTGCCCGATGAAGATAGAATCTTCACTCTGACCAACGCTGCTATTGCTTTGTTGTCATTGCGTGTCCGGCTGCCTGCTATCGCGGCGACCTGGACGGCTCAGCTATTAGAATTGCAGACTATGACTGCTCTGTCAAGAACAACCGAGCTTTCGATAGCTCCAGCGACTCCCGACTGACCGGATCTGCCGACCGTTGTAGACGCATCTGGACGCTACGAGCCAGCTTGGCCACCTGGTCCAGTTCGTCGCGTTCCATCGCAAAGCAGACCGGCCGTGCAAACGTATTCGCTGCCAGTTTCTTATTCGCCCTCACCGTGTCAGCGAATCCGAATTTCTTCGCCTCGGCTGCCGTCAGCCACTTCTCATCCTCCATCCACTCCCGGAGCTGCGACCGAGAAGAACCCGTCCGGCTGGCGTAAATGTCAACCAATGTTCCGGCCACCGAGTCCAGCAGCTCTGCAGTCTTCAGCGTATCTTCTGCCGCGTCTCGCAGGTCATCAGCAGTTCCAAACGCCAACGCACTCGGCCCCATCGGATTGTGAATCATGAACCGACTGCTCTGGCTCATTGCGATCGTATCGCCCGCCATCGCGATCACCGAAGCAATCGACGCCGCCACGCCCTGAACAACAATATGGTTCGGCCCCTCTCGAGCCGCCAGACTTTGATAGATCGTCAGCCCGTCAAACACCGAACCACCGCCGCTGTTCAGGTAGATTGTCAGTGGCTCGTCCGAATCGATCGCCGCTGTCATCTCGGCGAATCCAGCCGCACTGATTGAGTCTTCTGACACTCCGCCGATCTCGCCGTACAAATTCACGTCAGCCATTGGTCTTCCCCAGAATTGTGTCGGTCAGGATTTGTCCGCGGTCGGTCCACATCGCTACGCACTCACCAATTGCACCCGGCAGACTATCCGCCGTTGAACTGCACGCTACCTCAGTCAGTGCCCGCATGGATTCATCGGCGTGCACGAGGAATGCCGCTTCCATCTCCGGTGTCGTGCTGCTGTTCGTCACCCACGATCCATAGAACTTGTCAGCCCATTGCATGAAGTTCTTCTCCTTGCCGGCCGCTCGCTTCACTTTGTCTGATTCAACCGTCAGTGATTTCGTGACGCTGCTCTGAACCAACGATGCCAGCATTCCATTCGCCGGCCCCGGAGCGTTCGGCATCACTTCCTGCGTCGGTCCATCTGGCTCGTCGCCAATCTCCAGTAGGTTCCCCGGCCGATACCTCCTATCGCCTGACTCACCAATCGTCGCCATGTTCTCCAACCGCAGGACATCATTGACGGTCAGGCTGCCATGCTCCTGCAATTTTGCGTAATAGTTCGCCCGGTCATTCGCTGACATCCGCAATAGAGACTTTCGGTTGAACTCGAAGAAGTGAGTGTCGTTCTGCTTCTGCGTCTCGCTGAGTAGCTTGCAGTTGCACTCAATCTCGAATTTCCTCAGCCACTTGTCGAGACACGAATCAAGGTAGCTTTGGTTCTCTGCCTCCAGGCTGCTATGGCTGTTCGTTTCCGTATCGCCGAGTTTATGATTCGGACAGCCGATGATCTGGGCAACGATTCTGACTTCATGTTTTCGCGTCTCCAGAAACTGTGCCTGATCGGGCGTGACCGTCAACTGCTGAAACTTCACACCATCCTGCAACAATCCAATCTTGTGAGCGTTCGACATTCCCGTCGACATAGCTTCGAAGTCTTTGATTGTGTTCCGGATCCGCTCCTCAGTGAACGTCCCCGGCACCATCAGCATCCCCGATGCGTTCGCACCGCGACCGAAGAACTTCGCCCCGAACTGTTGAGCTGCCATGCCGACGCCCAACGCATCCGCCATCATCGTCACGAGATCATAGCCTACGAGCCCGTCGGGACTGAGTCCCCGCAGGTGGAACACGTCTCGCGATGGCAGCCGGAACTGTTCGCCGTTTGAGTTCGTCACATACCACAATCGGCCACCTGCCATGATTGGATACGTCGAGGATGAATCCATCAGGATCAGCGATACCGCATCGCCTCTATTGTTCCGATCGATCGCCGCGTATCCGTTGCCACGGAGTAATGCCATTGCGGTGATTGTCTCGCGGAACGACATGGCGTCGATGAACTCGGAAGCCTGCCGCGTGACCAATCCCCAAGCTGGATGATTCCTGGCCGCCTCTTTGCCTCCGTCCGGCAGCCTACGGAATATCTGCAGCGGCATCTTTGCGACATCACCAGCGACTAGGCTGATTGCACGCCACAGCGGCGGGTATCCCATCGCCGTGCGAGGTGTCACTGATACCCCTGCGTCCGTCTCTCCACCCCCGAAGATAGACGCCCAGACCACTGGATCACGCAAGGATATACTAGGATTCTCCAGCGGATTGGCGTCAATCAACGCCCCGGTTTCCGTAGCCATGTCAGTTCCTAGAATAAGACGACGCCCGACCCGGCTTCCATGTACGCGCCGTGCTCGCTGCCATAGTTAATCAGCAGCCCACATGCCATCAGCATAGCACATATTCCGTCTATCTTATCAGAGCTGCGCCCCTTGTCAGGGCGAATGTTGCCGTTCGCGTCCTCTCGGTGGCTGGTATTCCCGGCCATCCAACGGAGGACCGCGTTGCCGTCATGCCTGTATTTACCGTTTCCTAACCAACTCAAAAGCCTCTTGAACGGCTCATTGTAGGTGCTGGATCCCTGATTCATCTTTTCCAGCATGTGCAGCGGCATGCCGTGCGATTGCAGCAGTTGAACCACCCCGACAGCGTTCCAGGGATCATAACCCAGATGCCGGACATCATAGTTCTGGCATATTTCCATGATCCGCTCCACCAGAAAGATAACATCCACCTCATTGCCTGGCGTTGATTCAATGAATCCCTGATCAGCATAGTTCCTTACCATTCGCTGATCCTGACCAGTCCGCTGGTCAATATTCATCTCCGGAATCCAAAACCACGGCCGGACCGATACCCCGCCGTCATCCTCCGGAAAGGCTAACACAAACGCCGTGACATCCCGCGTGCTGGATAAATCGAGACCGGCAAAGCACGTCCGGCCATCATATTCGGACCAATCGATCGCCACTTCACACGAGTCCCACGAGGTCATCGCGATAATCCGGCTTTCCTGCTGCGTCCACTGGTTCAAATGCAGCCGGCGGAACCCGTTTTCCATTGCTGGGATTTCCTGCGCCTTCGCACATTCACGCTGTAAAAAGTCCTCCTTGAGAGCCACGCCCAAATTAGGATTTGCCTTTTTCCAGACTTTCGGATCCGTCCAATCATCCTCCGGCTCAGCAGCGAACAGTACCGGAAGAAACTGCTCATCCAGTCCGGGATCCTTCTGAACCGCCAGCGCGTATTGATGCTGTTCCCAGCAAATCGACGATCTGTCAAAGCCTGCCGTTGTGATCGAAAAGAATAGCGGCTGGTCGCGAGAGCCAAACCCTGTTTGGAATGACTCCCACAACTTCCGGTCGGGCTGTTCGTGTAGCTCGTCAAATATCACACAATGCGGATTCGTCCCATGAACCGCACCAGCTTCGGACGAGCAGGCTTGAAAGAATGAACCCAGGTGATCGCCTTGACCGACTAACCGCTTCTTTGAATCCAAACGCTTAACCCGCGAGGCTAGCGACGGTTTCGCCGTCACCATCTGTGCAGCGATCTCATAAACCAGCCCTGCCTGCTCCCGCGTCGTCGCTGCCGAATAGACTTCCGCCCCGATCTCCTTATCGACGAGCAGCATATAAAGCAGAATGCCCGCCGCCATCGATGTTTTGCCGTTCTTGCGAGGCACTTCCGCATAGACCGTCTTGTAACGCCGAAAGTTCGTCCCCCGTTCCTTCCAACCGAAGATGTTCTCCACAAGTTCCGTTTGCCACGGTTCCAGGTTGAACGGCCCCCGACGACCTTTGACGTGAGTAAGCATCCGGGGAAAGAATGCGCACGCCCGCTCCGCTTCATTCTCGTCGAACCACCAACGACCATCAGCCGAAAAATTTCTGGGTGTCGTCATCAGCTTCCAGTTTCTTAGTCACTTGCAATCGAGTTCGGCTGGAAGGTGTCAGCCCGAATTCCACGAGATACTTGTGACAGATTAACGATAACGCCCGCATCGACTTGCCCGCCGGACTCTCAATCGGTCCGCGCTCGGTGTCGAAATATCGGCCTTCAGTATCTAGACGCTTGCACGCTTCGCGCCACTCGGCATACGCCCGGCAGTATTGCTCAACCGCCCCGCGCTCCACCGTCGACAACACACCCAGGATTTCAAGTTCTTTGGTAACCCGACCCCATTCGGCCTTAGCCAATCGGGACAACGACCGAGGCTTCTTCGGTGCTCCGATCGGCGGAGTCGGTTCGCGCCGATTCCGTTTCTGCGGATCCTTGATAAATGAACCTTTCAGCACTTTCAGTGCCGTTGGCTCCGGCCTTGGGCTTGCCATGTTCGAACTCGATTAAAGTATCGGAAAAATACGCGCGTG